ATATCCCATGTATATATTAATGTCACAGCCATTGTCAATATATTTTTTTGCATATAATGTTGAATCATGAAAGTTTATTACATTCTCGTACACATGTGCTTTGCCCCAATAGATATGCCAGTATATGATTGTAATTCTTTTTACTGGCCTGAACAATTTACTTTAAATAATTGTGTAAAAATGCTACCTATTAAAAAGGATGAAATTGAACAACAATTTAGAAAAAACAACCTAAGAATACTAAAAATGCAAATAAACTGCGTAAAACCTAACACAATTGCTAGTTGACGTGAGTCCCACGATACCTTATATTATTACATGAAGTCTTATCGAATACAAATCAGACACAAAGGCTGGTATTACGATGAGCTAATTAGTGGAGAAGATGAAGAAAATGCGTTGGTAAATTTCTTCTTAAAAGGGTTCGAAGGTAAAATACAACCTAAAGACCAAGATCCAATTTACACACCGGATCGTCTTTTCTGCACAATTGAGGAGGCTACAAATGGCTTTGGAGCAATTGATAACAAAGAAGCTAGAGTTGGAGTCAAAGTGGGCGTCACAGGCGTTGCAGCAGAAGCGAGTAACACCTGAAATGAAATGGTTAGACATTGAGATTAAAGATATTAAAATTAAACTCAATGAACAAAGTGTTAAAGATGTCCAAGCTGAGCTACAAACTCAAGCAAATGATATAACAACTTAGTTATATCTTAGAATAATTCTAAAAAATCATTAAATTGGTAGGGCTCTTATGCGCTTTAAACTGCTGAACCCCAATCTTTGTTGATAGCTACGTCTACTTTTGAAGGAACTTTAAGTTCTGGTATACAATTTTCCATAATCTCACGAATTCTTTCAGAATCTTTCGCTGGTCTTACATTAAAGCAAAGTTCGTCATGAATTTGTATTATAGGCAAAAACCCCTCTTTAAAGCAGTCTATCATGGCCTGTTTTACCTGATCTGCTGCTGACCCTTGTATCAACCTATTTAAAGCTTTATACGTGCCAGCACGCTTAATATTGCCTCTGCCGTACTTTTGGACAGCCTCCTCCTCTGTTACAGCTTTGTATAATCCAAATGAGTTAGGTTCCCATTTATCAAACCTACACTTTCTACCCTTAATTGTACGAATCGCACCATTCTTATCAGCGGATTCCATACATCTATTTGCTAATTGTCTGACAAAAGGGACACTTTTATTATATTCTTGTAATAATAATTTGGCTTCGTCTGTTTGAATTCCCAATTCATTGGAAAGTTTCCTTGCGCCCATGCCGTAAAATATGCCCAAGTTGATGGTTTTAGCTTGGGATCTTGGGATTTGCGCCATGTCGGCGACTGTTTGGTGGAAATCTGCGTTTTCTTTTTCATATGCCTCTATCAGTTTATCAGAACCAGGAAAGCCGATCGATGAAGCATAATGCACCACGAGTCTTGGTTCTTGTTGACTATAATCAAACGATCCCCATTGTAGACCAGATTCTGGTTTAAATAAAGACCGTATTCGAGTGCCTAATTCCTTATTTCTAGCAGGCACTTGTTGTAAATTCGGGTTTGCGTAACTTAATCTCCCTGATACGGTTCCCCCTCCATCACCTCTAAGTTGATGAATTTCTGAATGTATTCTCCCATTATGTTGGAATTTTAAAATAGAATCTATAAATGTTGCATGAAACTTATGAACCTCTCTTGCTTCTCTTATTAATTTTGCAATTGGTGCTTCACAGTTCAATAACCAATTAGCAGTAAAAGATGGCTCTTTAGTTTTTTCTGTTAATGGGTACTTGATACCTAACTTATCAAAAGCTTTTGCTATTGACCGAGCTGCAAAGATATCAACTGGCAATCCAGATTCTTTTGTTATCTTATCTAATATTTTTATTTCCTTCTTAACAAACTGATCTTTTAGTTTTTCTGCTTCAGAAAGATTTACTCTAACCCCTGTAGCTCTCATATTTAAAAGAACAGGAAACAATTCTGTCTCTAAATCAAACACTGACTGTATCTCTTGCCTAAATATTTCTGTTTTAAGATATTGCCAAAGTTTCAAAGTTAATACCGCATCTTGTTCAGCGTAAAAACCTACAAATTTAGCGGGTAATTTATACAATTCTTGTTTTGCATCTATACCCCATTCGCTAGCTGCCTCTTTTAACTCTTGTTCAGATTTAGTTTCTCCTAACCAATCATAACCTAAAGCATTTAAACTGTATGAAAATCTATTTTCATCTACTAATGCTGACGCCACCATGGTATCAATTATTCTTCCTGACACTTTTATACCATGAGCCCTTAACCAGCCTACATCATAAGATGCATTATGAAATATTTTATCGCCTGGACCCGACACAACTTCCTGTACCCAATCCATTACTATTTTGTAATCCATGTTTGAGCCGTTCTCATGAGCGATTGGAAAGTAACCTACAAAACCATCTGTCGCCACAGCTACTCCGACTATGTTACCATCCATGGTCGGCCATCCAGGGCCTTTGGTTTTTATGTTTGGATCCTTCGTTTCTAAATCGATAGCTATTTCTTTAGCGTCCTTTAAATTAGGAAAATGTGACGGAGTCTTCCAATCTGACTCTTTAAAAGTAAAATTTATTTGATGACTCACTGAAATTCCTTGAGGATTTTAAGTTTCTCTTCTGCTTGTGCAATCTTATCAATTTGTTTGTCAACCTCCTCAACGTGTTGTGGGTGCTCTCCTATACCAACTGAATTTTCTAAATAAATTTTTACTGTTGCATCAGCCTCAGATATTTGAGCCTCATACTTTTTTTCTAACGCTTCTAAAATAATTTTTTTAAAACTCATTCTAAATCATCAAATCTTGTAGGTTCTTTTTTCTCTTTTATTACATAATTTATAATGAAAAATGCGATAATTGCACCTATTAAAGTGCAACCAACACCAAATAAAAACATTCCTGTTCCATAATATATATTCATATTAACAGTCCTAATAGCAAACCAGTCAAAAAACTACTTAAAACTAATACAATCTCAAATCTCCAATATAAACTCCAAGCAGCTAATTTTTCTTTCCACTTCATTTTTTCTTTTTTAAATCCTGTAGTATTTTTTTTTCTAGTTTACAGTAATGAATAATCTTATCAATATCTTGTTCACCACCTTTTTTTAAATATCTCATAGCATACTTTATCACGTTCGATTGAAAAGTATTTAAATTATTTAGTCTCATAAACTCATATGGTTGTATATGAAACTTGGTATAATGATTTCCACCCACCTGAGTGTGTTGTGGAAAAGCACTGTCCATTAGTTCTTTATCTGTCATACGCCACACATCCCTTCACATTCTATGTTAAATAAATCAAGTTGATCATCTTCAACTTTAAACTTTACGTCTTTCAAAGGCACACATGATCTATGAATAAATAGGTTGTCTTTTACCTTATTATTACCTTTTCTTATTTGTTCATCTACCTCACATGCATCTTTAAATTCTTCTGGTCTTTGTGTTTTCATCTCATGCCAAAACTTATCATCGTGAAATGGACATCCTATGCAAGCTGACTTGGCTGGTGTCCTGTAGTCCTTGCCCTTGTACCAATCTAGACAATCTTGCCTGGACATTTTTTTTTCTATTAAAGGCCATCTATTTTTTTGCCACCAATCTCTTGATGGTTTCATTCTCATGATTTCGTCTGTTGAGATCCCAATCCAAGTTTCTATGTGTTTGCCTTTTGGAAATTTAGCATGTTTCTTTAAACCTACGAGCTGTCTACTTTTTCTAGCAATTGGAGTTATTTTATATTCTCTTGTACATTGTCGTCTTAACATTCCTTTTTTATTTGAGTCAGGATTTTTTGTGAAAAAAGGTGCTGATGCGAATCTATTACCAGTTTCCGACATAGCTTTCATAATATCATCTCTTATAGAAGTGCCTTTACCTACAGTATAAACAGGATAAGATACTTGTGTCTTTAACCATTCAAGATGTTCTATTACAGGTGTAGGTTCCCATCCCGTATCTGCGAAGATTGCAGCATCAGGCTTTACACCAAACTCACCTTCCTCTGCCATGAGAGCCATTGTACTAGACTGGACTCCTGCGCCCAACGACAATATTCTAATTAGTGGCTCTTGCATGTTTCATCCTTTTTGTTTCACTTAACATTCGTGCAAGTGGAAAGTAATATTCACTTGGACTTCTCAATATGTGTATCTGTTTTCTAGCTCTTGTGCTACCTACATACCACACCCTATACTCCGAGCTTCTTTCTAATCCAATTTTATTTTGTATAGATGCAACCCAGTTGCTTTTTTCATACAAAACTACATGATCAGCTTCGCCACCCTTAATTGAATGTATTGTATCAACTACCATCTCTGAATTTTTAACAATATCTATGCCAGATTCAATAAGTTTTTCAAAATAAAATTTTTCTTTTTCTGAAAAATTACGATTAAATACGTTTGTCCAATGCTCTTTCTGTGCACCAAGTCCTCCCCAAACTGTAAGATAATCATAATCCATTTCACTATTATCAGCTATGTTGTACCAACGCTTAGACTCAATAGATCTAAATCCAAAACCTATTTCGTTTATGTATGTGTAAATTATTGACACTTTATCTTTCATAATTTTGTCACCACGCATTAACGCTGACCAGGCTTGTATTGCATTCCATTTGTTAAGATCGAAAGACTTTCTACCTTTTGAATCCTGAAAAAATAAACCCATTTCCCTAGCTTTAAATCTAAGTTCGTCTACGATATCGTTTGTTCTACCCAACATCATCCATGTTCCGTCGGCCGTGAACGGTATGTCTTTGATGTTGTTGTATGTTGTAATCATGCCTTTGTATTGTTGTGGAACAAATTCTTTATGCTTTCTACCCTGTATGTAACTCGCAATATATTGTGAGTAATCATGTATCGCAGCTGGTATACGATAAGACTTTTTTAGTATATAATCTCGCCCTGGAAATTCGTTAAAATAATCAACGTTAGCCCCATTCCATTCATAGATAGCTTGATCATCATCTCCTGCAAGAAATACTTTGTCCGAATGTTTTGCAAGTTTGTATATTAGCTTCCATTGTAAAGGAGTTAAATCCTGGGCTTCGTCGACAATCAGCGTTTTAAGTTTTGGCGGTTTGCCCTTTTCTAAATACTCTTCAATCATGTCTGTAAAATCCACACGGTGATCAACCTTAAACTCTTCATAAGCCTCTATGATCAATCTAAATTTAGCATATACAACTCTTTTTATTTTTTCTTCTTTGTACACATCATCAGGATGCATTAGCATGTTTCGTGCTTTGTCATAAATTCTAAGTGACCAATCGTTCCATACTCGTTGACCATTGTATTTTTCAAATTGTAGTTTGGGTAATCCTAATACTTGTGCAAACTCAACCATGTCTACTTCAGGATCTATTACAGGTTTTGTTTTAAAGTTCTGTCTGCAAAAACTATGTATAGTTCTAAAATTTCTAAGATCTTCGTCGCTGATATCCGTAAACTTATTAGCTGCTCTTTGCTTGGCTTCGTTTACAGCTTTGTTAGTGAAAGATAAATACGCTATCTGATATGGTTTGATACCTCTTGCAAACAATCTATCAAGTTTGTTAAGCAATGTTGTAGTCTTACCTGTACCAGGTGGACCATATATCTTAATTGTTTTTTGCTGTAACAATTGCCCTCCCTATTTCTTCTGCAATTTTTGGGACGATGCTGTTTCCCAACGCTCTAAGTCTGTGTGCCCTGCCGGGTACCCCATGAGCCACTCGACCCACGTCGGGTTCAACGCTCCACCAGGTTTGTTTCTCACTGCTGTTGGTAGATCCTTCTCTAGTCCCTTGTAACTTCGACCTGAGCTGCCCTTCCAATCTCTTGCTTGTGGTGTTGGCCACATTAAATTCGGATGAGCTACTTGATCGTTTAAACATATCGGCATCTTCTTTTCTAATTTCATTTTCATTCTTTTTTTTGAGGCTGGACCTCTGTCGCAATGAGCGTCTGATCCCATCTC